GCGCGAGTGTGCCGCCGGGCGTCTGGGCCGGAAAATCGAAAAGCGTACTGACGATGGCTTTAGAGAGGTTCTGGCCGTTCGGCCCGAGGAACGTCTCGATCGCCATGATCTCGGTGGCCGTCCGGTTATGGTGCCAGGCGTCGATAAATACCGACACAAGAGCGCTTGCGGCGTGCGCGGCCGCCGTGGTGCCGTCGAATGCCCGCTGCACGGTGATCAGGTTGCCGTTGATGGCGGTCGCCGCCAGGATCTCCTGATCGATCGACAGGAGCATATTTGCAGTGAACCGCGACCCGTCGCGAACAGTGATGATGGTGTCGGTTGCCGAGATCGCGACCGCCAGAGCGGACTGGACGAGGTTCGCAGCAATCTTGAGATCAGCGCTGGTCGCGACTGCGGAAGGGAACACGGGAGCGGGCGTAGCCATTCGGATTACCTCGTCTGGACGGTTGTCAATTCGGTTGGCGCGGTTTCGGCCGGCGGCAATCCGCCGAGGCGTTGCGTCTGCGTGTTCAGTTGCACCAGGGACGCCTTGTAGCTCTGCGCCTGCGCCGGCAAGCTCGGATCGACCTCGGAACGCGGATATTCCGGCAGCAGTGCAATCGCCAGGTTGTAGCGGATGGCGGCCTCGTAGCCGAGGGGCAGGTTGACCGGGTCGGTGAGTGCGGCGAAGGCCGCGAGTGCCGCGAGCGAGTGAACCTCGAGCGTGCCCGTTGCCGCGACCGGCCAGAGACTGAGCGTCACCGCGGGATAGCCATACTGGACGTACATTTCCAGAGGCGCGGTGATCGGCGCCCCGGAAGGCTCGATCATGGTTGACCACTCGAGTGCGGACACAATCTCCACCGCGCGGCGGTACGTGCCGCTGGCGGCCGCGATCGCATCGCACCGGGCCGGCCGCGGCATCGCCAGTTGGCCGCCCGGCCCCACCGTGAACGATCCGGATCCGCCCGGCACGGTGTAGGTCAGCCGCTGCGGCGTGAAGTTGTGGACCGGCGGCGGCGGGCCATTCGGCGCCGCCACGCCATCGGGAAACGTCGTGTACTCCTGGAGCGTGTACAGTTCGATGATCGTGCCCGCGGCTGGCACGGGCCAGAGATAGACGGTGGCGAGCGGAGAGGCGTAGTCCACAAACGCCTTCATCGGCAGATTGACGGCGCCGCCTCGCTCGAGGATCTCGCTCCACCGGTTCACGTCGATGAGCGTTAGGCCGCGGCCGAAGCTGGCGGTCGAGGCCCGCGCTGCAACGATCTGCGTGGGCCGCGGCGCTGCGAAGACGCCGGCCGGCCCCATCGTGTAGCTTGGGGCGCCCGTCAAGGGAAAGGAGTCCCTCCGGATCTCGTAGACGGTGACCCGCTCCGTCGACCAACTCGCCAGCAACTGGTTGAGCGTGACGAGTGCGTCGTTCAGCTCGTTGGTTTCGAGCACCTCGCCGGCGGCGATTGCGCCGATCAGGCGCATCGAAGAGTGGATCAGTTCGCTTGCCGTGGGCATGTTTTCCCCCTATGAGCGGGCGGAATGGCGGCACTGCCGCCACTCCGCGCGCACCTCCGCACCTAGACGCCTGCGGCCTGCGTAACTGTGAACATTTGGTCGTTCACCGTGATGCCGCCCATCCGTTCCGGCCCGGTATTGGCCTCAACTGCATATGTCACGTCACCGTCGCCGGTTTGCGGGCTGGTCGGGGAAACGACAGAGAGCCACGGCGCCGCGGGATCGCTTACCGCGGTCCACGTTTCGGCGGTCGCGACGTGGAAATTAGCCGTTTCCGCGGTTGCCGCCAAGGAGTCGCTCGCCGGCTCGAGCGTGATCAGTTCGCCCGCGCCGGGGAAAATGACCGGGCGCCAGTTCGCGCCCATGAGTTGTTCCTGTTCCGCGGTGTGAACGAGCACCGGTGGCAGGTTGATGTTGTACAAGAGCCTCGGATACGATCCGGGCTCCGCTTCGGTCGGGTTTGTCGCGAGCCAGGCGGCTACGACGGCGTCTGTATCGGTCAGTGGCGGCATAGATTTATCCTTTTTTCTTGCTGCGTGCCTTCGGTTTACTCGGAGCCCGCACCGGCCGGGTTGGCACGACGGCCGGCGCGGACTCCTCTTCCGGTCCCGGCGCGGCGTAGCCGGCCGCTTGCGGTTCCGGAGGTTCAGGAGTAGTCGCAGGTTCCGGCTCGGCCATGGCAGAAACCGGCCAGATAATGCGCGACCACTCCGGACCCAGGCCGCCTTCTTCCTCCCGCGATAGAACAGTCACCGGCTCTTTGGTGCGGTGAAACATCATCCGCGGGTAGTCTCTTGACGGCTGCATAGGCGTAGCTACTCCTGTTTACTGAACGACGCGAACGGCCCATTCCGGGCGCTGTGCTGCGTGGCCATAGAGGACGTCGCAGCGGGTGACGAACTTGTCCGTCAGCACGACGTAATCGCTCACGACGCGGACTGCGCACCCGGTGTCCGGATCCTGCTGGCTGGCCGCGAAATGGACGCCTTGAGGAATCTGGAGAGGCGCCATGCCGATCACGAATGCCGCCTCGTGGAAAGCGAGGCTCTCCGACACAAGCTGGTTTGCGGTACCCGAGGTGATGGTGAGAGGCGCGCCGGCGGCCGGCGAATTGGTGACGGTGCGCGATGCGCCGATGACAGTGATAGGCGGATAGATCGGGATGCTGGCGGTTCCATCCGCGAGGCTCGAAACGTCCGCGGTGACCGTGAACTTCTGAAGGGCCGGTTGTGCGTCACCGGAAACTCGGTTGACGGGGAAAACAGTCGGGAGCGTGAACGAGTCGCCCTTCTTCAGGCGCGCGGCGGCGGCCGCGGTGAAGCCGGTTACCGCCAACGTGGATCCGGTCTGGCTGGCGGCGCCAACCTGCGGCGCGCCGCCGAGCGGTCCCACGGTGTGGGTGCGGACGTTTTGGTCCATCGTCCAGTCAAAGCCGCCCATCGTGCCCATGCGGCCACGCTCGTACTGCTGCTTTACTTGGGTGCTGGACTGGAACAACCCCTGTGCGGCCTTCAGTGCGGCCGTCTGGAGTTGCGGGCTGATGACCATGTTCCGCTTGCCGTCCATCGGCGCGCTGAACGTGTCGAGGGTTTCGCCGGCGAGCCAGAACGGATCGAGAGTGGTGATAGGCGTGCCCGGTGTGCCTACCTGATTTCCGGTGGACTGGTACGCCATCGTCAGTCCATCGATATCGATCTGGTTCGCGAGAGAAACCGCAGCCGATTTAAGATAGCGATCGGCGAAGGCGTCGATCGACAGAGTTAATTCGGCCGAGGAGAATTGGAAAGGTACGACGGCTTGCTGGTTGAGGGTGAGGGTTTTCTGGGTTTCGATGACATCCTGAATCGAAGACGTGATGTCCGGATTCTTGGAAACCGTGAAGTTCACGGGATCGCGCAGGCGCAGCGTGTCGCCGATCTTGGCGCCGCTCACGGCGAATTTATCGTCCCAGGTGTGTTCGATGGCCCCGGAGAATCCGAGGTTGTTTTTGAACCGCAGCAATAACTCGTTGGTTATCATTTGCGGGGTTAGCAGCAAATTCGGCACTTATCGCCCCTGTTTTTGCGCCTCCCTCGCTTTCGCCCACCGTGGGAAATCTTTCTGGACGTCCGGATCGTTCGGATCGTCGCTCGCGGTTTTACCCGCTCTTCCACTCGGCGGCGGCGGCTTGGGTGCGCCCGTTATGCGTGGCTTCCCATTGGTTTCAGTGGCAGGGGTGTCGAACGTGGCAGACAGTTTGCCGATCGCGAGAACCGCAGACGCCGGCGACAGGCCGGCGATGCGTTCCAACTCTTTCGGATGTTTACCCAGGTAGTAGAGCAGCTCGGCGCCGTGCTCGTCCTCGAGCATCGCCTGACGTGCGGAGCGTACTCCCGGCCCTGCCGGGATCACTACCGTGTCGATCACGTCATCGTAGTCGTCGTGCGCCTTGCGGGCGGCCTTTTCCTTCACCGTCCACCGTTCCTGCTCTGTGCGGACTGCGTTCTCAGCCGCCGCTTTCGCTGCCGCTTCTTGCTGGCCGCGTTCGCGTTGATCGAATTTCCAGTCCGTTAAGGCTTCCTGGTACGCCTCGAGGGATTTGAAGTCCTCGAGTTTCGGCTTGCCGGCGACGGCCGCTTGCGCGGGTTCGGAGGGCTTATCCTGCGGCTTTGGCGGCGGCGCTTGCGCGCCGGCCAGTTGCCGCTTCAACTCCTCGTTTTCCCGTGTGAGCTTGTCAATCCGGCGTTGCCGTGACCCGCCTCTGCCTTTGGCGGGCGCTGCATCATCCTGTTCGTCGTCTTCCCCTGTTTCCTGAGAGTCGTCCGTTTCCGAGTCCGGTTCAGTTTTGGCCGGCGGTTTGTCGTCCGCGGCCGCGGGTGTAGCGGGTTCCTTCGCTTCGGGCAATTCACCGGTCGCGCGCCACTTCGCAAACTCCCTGAAATCTGTGGGAGCCTCGCTGGCTGTGGCGCCTTCCGTCCCTTGCTCGGGCGTGAGGGTTACTTCGTCTGGCATAAATCGTTCTAGAATTTCGCTATGGATCGAACTGAAGAGCGGCTGGTCCGCGAACACCGCGGGCACCTGGACGAGAGCATGGCAACCGTCCAGCCGGTTCGCGATCGCGAGCACCTAGTTGAGATCATTCGTGAGAGCCTCGGCCCCTTCGCCTTCCGCGTCGAGCCGGAACATGTCACCGTGACGCCGTATGTTCGTGACTCCCGTATCGGTTGGGATACGCACCTCATTTGCATCGAAGGGTACGGAGTCTGGGGCATGGCGAACGGCCCGATCTGAACGGCTTTCATAGTCCAACCTGCGGAGCTGCGGGCGGAAGTGCGGCCATGCCGCCCATTGCGCCGGGCGGCGGCATTCCGGCGCCTTCCATGCCTTCGCCGGGTTCCTGCGGTTCCTCGGACTGCGCCGCGGCCCCGGACGCCATGTAGGCGATCTGGCGCTCAAGGTCCGCAACCTGCGACTTGAGCAGCGCGATGTTCTCGGTGCTGCTCAACTGCGCTTCGACCTTGACCAGGTCGACCTGGGCGCGCATGGCGGCCTGGCGATCGCTGCTCTCGATCTTCATCAGTTCGATCTGCTGCTGCGATTCGGCCTCGATGCGTTTGCCGCGCACGTCCTCGCTCAATTTGTTGAGGGCGGCGGTCAACTGCTCGATCTGCTGCGCCTGCTGCGCGTTCTGCTGCGCGAGCAACTCCGCGGGTTTCTTGCCGGCGTCTTCCGTCAAATTCGGCGGCATGGCGCGCCGCAGGCGATCTGCGATCTTCTCGGCGCCGGCGAAGTTGAGGTTGTCGAAGACGATATCGCCGGCGACGGTCATCAGTTGCGGGAAGTTGCGCGACAACTCGGTGACCTGCGCCGCGGTTTCCTGCTGTTGAGTTTTGAAACTTGGCCCGATCTTCAACCTGACGTCATACTTGCCGCTGGCGAGGTCGTAGCACTGCTCCTTGCCGTAATCGTCCTTGAACTTCTCGTTCACCGTGACGATCTCTTCCTGCATGTCCTCGCCCAAGATCCGTACCTGGCGCGGGGTGTCGTAGATCTTCGGAATGAGATCGCAGAGGATGACGCCGCACTGTAAAATGGCGCGATTCAAATTGTCGACAAAATGGAAATTAGACAGTTCCATCTGTCCCTGGCGCCGCTGAAGCGCGATGCCTGACGTCTCGTTGGACTGCGATCCCAGCGAGGCGTCGTAGACGTTCGTCGTGGCCTTGATGTCGTCCGAGGCCTGCGCGGCGCCGATGCTCAACGCCTGGATCGGCGGCTCAAACACGTTGCGCTGCGGCATCGGAACCGGGTTGCCGGCGATGTCGATCGGCTCGTACTCGAGGTAGGCCCACGGCACGGTGTTTGCGGTCGCCCACCGCGGATCCTTGAAGGCGCCTTTGACGCCAACCCAAGGCGCCTTGGTCCCGAGCATCACCGTCTCAGCCTCGGAACTGCGGTAGAAGTTGTACAGCTTCTGCGGGTCGCGGGCGAACCGGATCAGGCTGAACAAATAGCGCTTTTCCTCGATGTACATCTCCTCGCCGAGCACGGCGAGCAGTGGGATCCACTGGCCTTTCCACACCGTTTCGTCCAGGACTTCCACGCCGTTCAGCCGGCACATTTTCACATGCCGGATCTGGTCTTCGCGCTCGATGCGATCGCCGTTCTCGTCGACGGCGAACGCGAGGCCGGGCGGAAGCTCGGCCGGCAGATCCTCGAGGTACTCGTTGGTGACCTTTCCATCCGGCCACTGGATCGCGACCAGGGTCTTGGTTTCGATTTCCAGATACCAGTACCGTGCCACCAGCACGCCGTCGCGCGTGATCCAGTCGGGAACCGGGTTCACGCCACCGTCGAAGAAATTCATCTTCGCGACTTCGGTCTTGCCGAATTCGTCCTCGTACTCGTCCCGCGAAAACCACTCGAGTTCAAAGGCGTATTTCGCATCGCTCTTGTCCGCTTCGCGCGCGTAGGGGT